GGCAAAGTTGATATCTCAAAATCAACTCCTATGTTAATTATAAAAGCATCTTTGATTCTAACAGAATCACCTACCACTCTGTATTGCGATATGTATGTACTTAGATTATTCTTCAATGCTTGTGATGCTACTGCTAACGTTCCTGTATTATTATACGTCAGTATGTACAAGTCTAGAATTGAAGGAATCTCTCCTGGAAGTATGTCTGTGGCTCTTGTAGGTTGTACGTAGGCTTTTGATATTGTTCCAAATTTTGTTGGTAGTGATAAGGCTCTGATTAAGTAGTCATCTTGTGTAACTGTCCTAAGTTGTGTATTGTAGCTTGCTATTGTATTTTGGCGTAGTTCTTCAATAGTGTCTCCATCGCCTCCTCCTGACGCTGCTTGGGGGTTTGTTAATGCTAGTGTATTGAAGATGGCATTTGATGTTGTGTTGTCATTTTGTATTCTTGCAAACTTTGCTACACCTTCAAAGAGAGTAATGGCTCCTGCAAGTACATTTGCTGCTACCCCTCCACCTACTAAATACCTTACAGTAAGTGTTGTATTACTTGGTGCTATTCCGTATGTATTTGTAAAGACAAAGTTAGTCGGATCGAATGCTGTTGTTAATTTAGACCTACCATAGGGTAATCCTAATCCTACATTGTCTGGATTTGGAATTAGATTAGCATCATTATCCGCAGTTGTTCCTGCTCCGAATTGTAATTGAACAGTATTTTCGTTTAAGATCCTTGATACGAATCTTCTTTGCACTGATTTTAATTTTAGTAAGTATGGAGTGTCAGTTGCCGTAGAGTATGCGGGATCATTTATATTTGTATTCTTTATAGAATCGAAAACAGCATCCTGTCCTAAATAATCCACTTCGTACCAGGTATTACCATCTGAATCTACTATATCTAGTATTGATATAAAGCTGTCTGCTGTTATTTCAACGGTAGAGAATTTCTGGGGTGATCCAAAAGTAAAGGTTGTTGTGTTAATAGTGGCTGATGTTGCTTTTCTTGTTTTCTTTAATAGGAAAAAGTTTGGTGTTCCTCCTGATTCTGAAAATACACTTACCTCTGTTGGATCTAATGAGCTTGATACTGTAAAGTCTATTGAGTCTTCTGTAATAAATGTTTGAGTCTTATCTGTGGTTCTTAATGTTGCGTTTGCATCAATCTGTAGAGCGTATGAGAAATCAGGTTGTCCTCCTACTGCCGGTACTTGTTGGTAAAAGTCAATATCTACTGTAGATACTCCTGTAACTCTAGGTCTGTATCCGAACATGTAGGCTAGTTGAAATAAGTTGTCAGTTTGTCTTGCGAACTGAAGGAAGTTTTCTTGAATCTGATTATCTAGATAAAATGACAGCACATCACCTACGTAAGCTGCCATTTCCATAAACAACATTCCTGGCGATGCTTGAGAGAAATCGTTATAAGTCGTTGGGAAGTATGTCTGAGTAAAGTTTATTAAATTATCCCTCAGCTCACTGAAGTCCCTGTTTATGTATTTTATGTCTCTTTTTACTGCCATTATGCAAATGTTATTACTATGTTATCTTGTTCTCCTGTCGTAACCAATGTATAGTATATCTCAACAAAAATCTCATTAGTATCAGGTTGTCTAAGTATTACTACATTTTCTAGATCGATAATAGGAAAATAATTTTGAATAGTTGTTGATACATCCTCTTTTATCGTATCTATAGTGGTATCTGATATCTGCTCGAAGACGTACTTACGTAGATCCCCTCCAAATAATGGGTTGTCGTATCTATCACCTCTATTCGTCAACAGATAGTTTATTAGATTACTTTTGACAGCGTCTTTTGTTGTATATGTTGATGTAAATACAGCACTATTATTAAACAATACCGATACACCTACTGCCACTCCTGGCTTAGTATCTATCGGTGCTATTTGTTTAAATCCAAATGCCATCTTATTTATTCATTAATCCCATTATCTGATCTAGATTCACCTCTCCTGCTGGGAGGGATGATCCTTCTCCTGTTGTTGAGATTGGGGGTGGAGTATAAGCAGGTTGCGTATTATTTGTGTTAAAGCTAAAAGTATCTTGTTTGTTAGGTGAGAAGTTTCCTCCCATCATATCTCTAAATGCTTGTCTAGATGCTTCCGATACTGTTCCTGTTCCTGTAGCTGTTCTTGTTTCTGTAACAGAGCCATAACCTCCTGCTCCTACAGGTACTCTAGGACTCTTCACTGCTTCTAGAAGTATTTCACGCATTTCTTCTTGAAACACTTCACGTACAGCTTCTTTAATCATTTTTTTGAAATCTGATGCTTTCATATTAATAAATAGTTGTTTTAAAAAATGTTATTACTCCGCTGATAGATTGTCTCTGTCTATTATAAATTTCAATTCATCTATAAGTACCTGTGTATTAGGTGTGAAGGAAGATTCTCCTTTAAGGAGGATAACATTAAACTTATCCCTACCTACGGCGTATCGTTTTGGATATTTAGTATTATTTTCTGAATCTAATAGAATCTCAAATCGAAAACCTCTATATGAATTGTTTATATTTGGAGTAGTATTTTGCAGGTTTGATGTTACTGTGTTATTCAATACAGTCAATTCGTTGTTAATCTCAGAAAACGGAACACCTGATTCTTCAGCACATAGTTGTATTAGTTTGTCTAAGATTTGTAAAAGTTGTACAATAGTTGCTACTATCCCTGCTACAAAAGCCACTGTCGATGTTAGTATTCCTAATCCTTTTGAGATTGTGTCTAGTTTTGGTCTTATCGATTCTTCTAGATCTTTTAGAGTATTAATAGCTGCTGGAGCTGCCCCTGGCGTCGCTGGTAAAAATCCAAGAGCTATGTTTGCTGTTTTCCTAGTTGTTGATGCGATTTGAAGTGCTATCGATACTGCTTCTACAATGGCTGTAGTACCTGTTAATGTTTTCGATAATCGTGTTATATTGTTATAGAATGTGTTTAATTGCTGTGCGTATCTATTTCTAATTGCAATTAATTGTTTTAGCTTCTCCTGTGTTGGGCATAGTTTAGGTAGCTTACTTAATGCTTCATCAACATTAGTTTTACCTTCTAGTAATTCTTTTATATTTGAAATTCCAAATTCTGTTATCTTAGCTGCTATTGCTGTTATTAAGATCTTTTTTAAATCGATTGCTCTACCTTCGATCAATTGACTAACTTTATCCACTCCTGTTATCTTTTCTGATTTAGGAGCGTTGGCTATTAACGCATCGCTATCGACAGTTTCCAAAGATGCAACTTCAGCTGCTGTGCTTGCTTGTATTCTTATTAAGTTGTAGATTCCTAAATTAATTGCTCCCTCCTCAGTGGGAACTATGGGTGATCCATCTTGATTATCTGCAAATACTATTAAATCTTGATATCCTGGAGTTTTTACTCTAAATCCGTTTGATTCTGGTTGTAGGCTTCCTGATGCTTCAGTTATATCTTGAATTGTATAAGGCTTATATGTTGGATTACCCTCCTGCCTTCCTTCAAAGTTTGTAAGTACTTCTGCTATATAGTCTCTTGTTAATGTTGAGGCGTCTAAGACTGTGTCTGGATCTCTGTATGTGAATGGCCCTTTTAGGTTTAGCAGTTTATTATCTACTCCTGCGGGATACTCTAGTTGTAGAAAATACCCCAGAGTGGAATTATCCCTGCGTATTCTAATTACTATTCCATTACGTGTTGTATAGACATTGGTTAGAGATGATCTACTTACACTCCAACCTACGAACTTTTCAACATCCTGTGTGGTGATATAATCAGGATCTATATATGGCGCTACTAATGCAGGTGCTGTTGGTGGATAGTAGGGATATAGAATAGAACCTGTTACTATTTGATTGTCGATATTGTCCCTAAGTGATATTAAGTAGGTTATTTCGTTTGTCATAGAGTAAATACGGTTTTAGATTTTACACTATCCAATGTACCTAATATAGAGGTTAGTTTAGATCGAACCTGCTTAGATGCAGCGTTCACTGTTTGCAGTCGTACTGTCTGTTGATTTGGCAAAGGTACTGCTAACACCTCAAATACTTTCATCAACTCGCTTAATGTCTCCACTATCTGTTTAAGTTGTTCGATTGTATCATCTCCTTTTAAAACTGCTTGTGTTGCTTGGGTACCTCCTAGATTAACTCTTCTTCCGTATAGTATAATTGAATCACTACTTTGTAGGTTAATTGATTTTTGAGCTGATAACCCTATTAAGTCTGCACTGCTTAGTAGTATGCTATCTTGTTTACTATTTAGTAATATTCTATCAGCATTTGCAACTACTTGTGATTTATTGTACTGCAACTTAGGAGGGGTTGTATAGCCTACGCTGTGAGGACTTGCTAATGTTATTGGTAGATTCTGGGTAGATGTTAGGTATATGCTGCTCTGATCTCTGTTTATTGATTCCGATATGGGAATCCATCCTTCAGGAGGTGTATCCGAACTTTGACCATTTCTAATAATAGTAATTGGATCTCCGGATGATGTGGCACCTTCTGACCAGCTGTTCAAGCTTTGTTTCGTTTCTTTATTTAGTACAGTACTTCCTAATCTTATACCATTACCAAATCTACCTTCAATCAGCACATCACCTTCGAAAGGCAACAAGGGATGTATGTTTGCTTTCTCTACGAAAGTCTTTCCTAAATTAATCTCACTACTATTATCTGTAATTCTTCGTACTGAACCTGCCTCTACTTGAGCAAAGTCTTTTGCTTGCTCAGGTGGAAGATTTTGCGTATCTGCTGGATATCCGTTGTGGTGAGGATGATTCCAGAGATTGACAGGTACTATATAGTAGTATTCTTTGCCACTAGTGTTTTCACCTATATCTGTATTAGGTAATCCTATTAAGAATACTAGTTCGTTTTTTAGTGGATAGTTTTTTATATTACCAAATGCAGGGCGAGCTGTAGCTAAGTTCTTGTCGGATGAGTTCGGATTTGTTATCGATGAGTATTCTATTGTTCCAATTGCATTCCACTGTCCCAATTCATTGAATCTAGGATGAGTCTCATCTAAAACAATAGATTCAACTCTTGCTTCAATTATTACTCCTTGTAGACCTAGTGCAGTTAAGACGCTAGTTATTCCACTAGATTTACTATTTAAGCCAGCATTTAATCCTGAAAATCCAAACCTTGTTGCCATTACGATTTGTAGTTTTGTATCTGTTCTAGAAGTTGTTGCTTCTCAGCCTCAGTCATACCGAAGTCTGTCTGTTCTCCACTTCCCTCACTATTAAAAACTCTTTGTAGGATTGTTGCCATTTTAATTAACTGCTCATCATTCTTAACCCCTACCTCCATGTATTCTTTAATCAAAGGTACTACTAAGGTCGCATCTCCTATATCATTAATAAGAGGTTTAAGTTCTGATATCAAAGCTGCAATTTGTTTTTCCTTCTGCTTGGAGTTATTATATATCTCTTCTAGTAGGTCTGCAAACTTCTTTTGTCCAAATATTATATTATCTAAGGCTGGCATTGTTGTTTTTAAATAAATACAATTTTTTACACTTTTGGGAAAGTTACCTCTCCTGTTTCTATAAACTCTGCGTAGCTTTGTTTGAAAATCGAGTATAGTAAGTTGGCTACCTTTGTGATTTTAGGAGTCTTAACATCTATCTGCTCTCGTATGTATATGTATAAAGCCTTTTTGTTTATCACATCTAACATAGCTCTTTTTCTAAACAATTCAAGTACAGCATCAGCTATTTTAGCATCCTCCTCTCTGGGGAATAGTTCAAAGATATTCTCAGTAACAAACTCAACGTATAAATCTAAGAAGTATGATAAATTATCAATGGCTACTGAATCGTCTGTCATGTCGTAGCTAAAGTCTAAATCATCCTCCACTTCTGAGACTCCTACTTTCTCTATCTTTCGCTTATAGTTCTTAGTATTAGTCATAATCAAATACCTTTTTGCAATAGTACCAAAATATGAGTAAGCTTTTGCTCCTTTAGCTGGATTGAATAGATGTATTTTAGAAAGTAGGAAAGTAGTTACCTCGTGTTGTACATCATCTATACTACCTTGGTCAGTGTGGTAGAATTTATAAGTATGTATTATGTTTTCCGTTAATTTGAAGAAAGCATACTTAATTCTATCGTTGTATATCCTATTTCGAAAAGAATCATCAGATGACCCATTATACAACACTATCGCATCTTCAGTATCCTGAGTGAAGTAATTCTTTGAAGACTTTTGAGTCATTATAATTTTAGTTTGTAGTCGTTTAAGATTTCTTGGATTTCTTTTATTTGTTTAAAGTACCAACCTATCTCATCGTCCGAGCTGAACATTCCTTTAACATCTATCTCTTGTAGCCTTTTTGAAGATAGTTTAATAGATGTATCCACTGATAGTAGATATTGTTGGTATTTCTCTACCAAATCTTCTTGCCTCTCTACCTTACGTAGGAGGTTCCAAATAACAAAGCCTGCTATACAAAGCAGGCCTGATAATATTCCTATTGCAATAATCATTTCAATCGTTAAAAAAATTACTCATTACATTCTTTAAGCTGTCAGATCCTACACTCGATAGTGCTTTAGTCTTAGTGGCTTCTTTTTTAAGTTGAGTTTTAGGTTTAGACGTAGTTGTTGAGGTTTTATCTCTATTTTCATATTCAACTCTAGCAGCTAGTAAATCAGCCTGATGTAGTACGTATGGAAGTGAAGTCTTCAATTTACGTTCTTCGTAATACGAAATATAATACGATTTGTTAGCTTCATCATATAATCCGTCATGTAGTTTGATACCTAACATCTCATTAATCGAAACCTGAATACCTAATTGCGAAAGTAGCCAAAGACCTCTGTCTGGAACTGTCATAAAGGTTAAATCTGGATTAAATTTATATAGCATTCCTCGGTTCTTGATTTCCCAATCATTATCGTTAGGGAATACTGATTCATGTTCCAAATCTCCAAATTTACCTAAGTCGTGGTTAAGGGCTGCAAATACCAATTCCTCTACTGTATAAGAATCCTCAGCACCAAAATCTTTCCAAACTTCATGTAAACGTAGGGCTGCATCTACAACTCTGTTTACGTGCTCTACATAACCTCCAGCAAAGCAGTTATGGTAATCAGCCTTATGGGATGCGGGTAGAGCTACAAACCTCTCAGCATACTCTTCATAAAAAGCTTTAAGAGTTTCACCCCTCTCTCCAGGAATGTAGTTATCAATATTACTTAAAAACTTCTCCCAGTTTTCCAATAACTGCTCAGCGGTAAGCACTAAGTGTTTAGTTGTTGACATATTAAAGTTCGTTAGGAGCTACGGGCTCTCTATTAAACATATCTTTAATATCTTGCAATACTTCTTCTGCTTCGTTAGCTACTCTAATAAAGTCGCTAGCAGGTTGGTTCA